ATCTAATCAATAAGGTAAACACACGATGTCACTTAACAACGCTAATTACGCTCCGTCGAGTGTTCTCAACGCCCCTGCCCTGCTATACGCAGGGTACGGGCAACCGTTGACACCCTACTTTGTTGCAGTAACAACTGGAACATCGTTCACCATCCCTACGAGTGCCCTCACATGGTCGATTTCGACTAGCGGTACTGGCACTGCTGTAGTTGGTGGCGTGACGATCTCTGGTGCATTTAACCTTAATGGTAGTGGCCCACTTCAGAGTGCTATTACTATTGCTCCTACATCTGAAACGGTCAATGTTGCTTATACGCTTAACAACGTCATTTACAACACTCCTAGCTACTATTAATCTTAACTAACAAAACAAAACTAATTATATGTCCGTCCCTAAACCCACTCCTAATAACCTGACAATCGTTCGTTACGGCCCGTTGGCTGTTGACTTCACGGTTGCAGGAACTTACGACCTTGGAAATCTTAACTACGATGAAAACGTATTCGTTCCTACGAATGCATTCATTGTGTATAAGAATGCTCTTGGTACTAACGGAACTCAAGCACAAGTAGCAATCGACAACGGTACGACAAGTGAGCCTCTGTTCACGACTCTTACCCTTCCTGCTACGCCAATTTCTACTAGCCCAAATGCGACTAGCAATCTGTCTCAATCGGCATTTGCTCTTCCTACTAACGGTTATGTTCTTGGTCAAGACCCTGTTGCCAACCCAAATCCTGCTATTGGATCTGGTGGTGGTGGAGCCGCTTCAACGGAATATGTGCGTATCAACGTTACGACCGCCGCTGTTCCTGGATTGGCTTCAACGAACCGTGTTACCGCCAACAACATCAGCACCATCACGGTGTCGAGCGTTCCCTCTTGGTTGGTTGCTGGTGTAACAGTTAAAGTTCAGAGCATTGGTAATGCCGCTTATAACGGTTTTGTCACTGTTCTTTCCACGACTGCTACTACCTTCTCGTACTACAATCCCTCACTGACAACCGAGGCTTCCACGGCTGATACCGCTGGACGCATTGGTGCGATCACGGGTGATGTGTACGTCACTGGTTACTTGTTCTAATTAAACTCTGGATGCCTTGGGGGTTCTATCCCCCCAAGGTGTTCAACCAATTTTTAAGCCATGTCTGTTACTGCTCTTACATTTCCTGCATTTGTTGACACAACTTCAAGTGAACAGCTTTGGCAGATTTTCAGTGCCTTGCAGGGACAAGTTGTTCCATCTGGATCTACTTCTCCTTCTGGAGCAATTCCAGTTCAACCTCCTGTTGGTGTTCTTACTTTCGGTGGTGGAACTGCAACATCAACTACTGGTGTTGCGTTGGGAGTTACCCCAACTAAAACTTTGACGATCCAAAATACTTCTACTGGATCAGCCGTATTGTTTGTATCTACAACAAGCGGAACTCTTACGAATGTGAACTCAATCAATATTGGGCCAGGAGTAGGATACCAATTTCCTTATATACCTACAGGAACGATTTACATCGGTGCTTCTGCTAGTTGCACTTATTCATTCTGGTACGCTTAATAGCGTTCCCATAAAATATGGGATTTATTCTTAAAACCTCATTCCAGCCAACATCGGGGTTCTTAAACCTTAATGTTTCTACTGCACCTACTGGTTACTCTGTTAACTATGCATTAATTGCTGGTGGTGGTGGTGCTATCCGAGGTGGTGCTGGAGGTGGTGGTGGCGTATTGCAAGGAAGTCAAAATCTTAATTCTTCTACTTTATACAATATTGCTGTAGGAAATGGTGGTGTCCAATCAAATGGACAGGCTTCTTTAGCTTTTGGTAATTTTGCTTATGGGGGTGGTGCAGGAGGGGCACAAGACCAAAATGGAAGTTCTGGTGGTTCTGGAGGATCTGGAGATTATTCTAATGTTACTACATTTGGTGGTGCAGGGATTTCTGGTCAAGGCTATGCTGGAGGAGGTAATAATGGTTTTTATGGGCCATTTTATCCTACTGGCGGTGGGGGTGGTGCTGGAGGTGTTGGAAATAATGCAGTAAATGCCACAACTAGTGGAAATGGTGGAATTGGTGTTGCAATAACTATTGGTGGTTATTCAGCAGGGAATTTTGCTGGCGGTGGTGGAGGTGCAATTTATAATAGTATTACAGGATACGGAACTGGTTCTTATGGTGGAGGAAATGGAGGATATGCTTTATCAAGAAATGGTGTATCTGGAACAGCAAATACTGGTGGAGGTGGTGGAGGAGCCGCATTAAATGGAGTTGGTGGTTCTGGAGGATCTGGCGAAATTTTACTTTCTATTCCTACGGCAAGTTATCCAGGGGACACTTACGTTAATGGAGGTGTTGTTGATAATTCCGTTTGGACAAAAACTACTTCTGGATCAAATACAATTCTTACTTTTAAAAAATCTTCTACTTATGCCTCTAGTGCTGGATCACCAAGTTCATTTTCTTATGCAATAAATTCACTTGCAATTGGTGGTGGTGGAGGTGGTTCAGATGATAATTCTTCTGGTGGAGGATCTGGTGGTTATGTTGTTACTACTTCCTTGTCTGCTACAACAGGCACAACCTACACAATTAATGTAGGATTAGGTGGACAACATACTCAATGGAATACAAATAATACAAATAATAATGTAACTTCTGAAGCAACTGATGGCTTGCCTTCAACTATTAAAGTTGGTGCAACTACACTTGCTACTGCTAATGGAGGAGTTAATGGTGTAACAAATACTCCATTTGGAGGATATGGTGGAGGAAATGTTAATCCTCCAACTGATGATCCAAATCAAAATGCAAGTTCTCCAAAACTTTTAGGTGGAATTGGCATTGCATCTTCAATAACTGGAGTACCCACATATTATGCTGGAGGTGGTAGTGGATATGATTTTGATGCAGGACAGTCTTATCCAAATGGTGCTGGTGTAATTGGTCAAGGTGGCAATGGAGGAAGCCATGGCAATGGATGGTATGCTGGTAATGGAAGTAATGGGGCAGTAATTCTCTCAATGCCTATTCTTAATTATACTGGAAAAACAACTGGTAATCCATTGGTTTCTTATGATTCAACAGGAAATAAAGTAATTTTGACTTTCAATAACGCTGGAACTTATATTGCATAATATGGCTAATTTTACCCAAATAGATTCAAATAATATAGTCATAAATATTATACCCGTATCTGATGCTGATTCGTCAACAGAACAAAGTGGTATTGATTTTTGCATGGCAACATTTGGAGATGGTAAATATGTAGCAACATATCCAACGGGAAATAAAAGGCGTAGATTTGCTAGAATTGGAGATATGTATGATGAGAGGACTGACTCATTTTATTATCCAAAAATTGACCAAAACTATAAAAATCAAGTTCGTTACATAAATCTTCCTAATGGAGATTCATTTTGTGTTTTATATCGCTGTGCTAGTTCTTTGTTTACAGGATTGATTGCACAAACATTTTTTGGAAAAGCAGGGGATGGACAATCTGTATCAAATATCTTTGGATTACCAATGACATCAACCCCAATAGGAACTCCATATGCTATTATTCGTGATCCAGTAGATCGTTTTGTCTCTGCCTATGCTCTTGGCACTGGTGGTGTTCCTGCTTGGTATCCAGTGGGAGATTTTATTGATTGGCTTATTCAGCAAGATCAAACCAAACTGAATCCTCACTTTGTATCTCAAACACGACTCCTTGGAGACACCATTCCAGAGAATATTGTATTCCAAGATTTTGCCAAGGATCTTACTCCGCTTGCAGTAACTCTCGGATTGCCTACTCCTTTGAAAGTTAAAAATGCTTCCAAACCAGAAAAGAAACCAACACTCACTCCAGAACAAATTGCAAAACTGCAAGATTTTTATTCAGATGATGTTGCATTATATGCTAAAGTCCAAGCACAACCATGAATCATTCGTCCTCTCCAAGTCCTGACGGAACAGCATCAACAAGTGCTTTAGTTTCCCTTGTTACTTTGCTGATCTCTTTCTTTAATACGTCACACATTTGGTTGCAGAACATTACTTTCATTGTTTCTTTCTTTGCTGGTTGCATTGCTATTTATGCAAGCATTAAGAAATTAAGCAAATGAAGTATCTGGTTTTCATATCACTTTTTCTTTTGGTTGGGTGTGCCAGTGTACCCAAGCCCGTGTATGTCGATTTGAGTCCAGCGATTGCTAATACTACCAATGCCGCAAAAGCATTAAATGAGGCTTTGAAAGATAAAAGCATAGCACTGAAAAACAAAGCTATTGAGGTTGCACAAAACGACATCAAGCAAGTGCAGACCCAATTATTTACGGAAGCTGATCTAGCAAAGAAGATCCAGGCACAGAGGGATTTCTTTATGAATGCCGATAAAGAAAAGGACAAAGTAATTGCTGATCTCAAGCAAAAGGTTTCTCATTTCAACAAACTTCTATTTTCTCTTTGTTCATTGATTGGATTAATTGCTGGATTCTTTGTTGCACGAATTGCAATGGCATTCTCACCTTATGGATTGTTTATTGGTATTGGTGCTGGTGCTTCAGCATTTGGTGCTTCTTGGGCTTTGCTATCACACCTATGATGAAATTCCTTCAAGGAGTTGTCAGTGAAACTAATGGCACTCCATCTAGTTTAAGAATCTCATTTCTTGTATGGGAAATTATTCTTGTTTGTGCATTTGCTGTTCTTATTGGATACACCGTGATTTCTCATCACTTCCATCCAGAGAATCAATTTAATCCTTCATCGGCCTTGACTTGGGTAGCATCTATTTTTGCCGCCAATCGTGGATCAAAGTTGATCCAAAAGCCATTTGAGAGTGATGAAGTAGAAGATGAGCCAGAGTCATTGCCCTCGCCTAGAGTAAAAGACTTATGAAAATTCAAGACATCATAGATTATTCTGATGGTAAATACACAACACGGTTTACCTATTGGTTGAAGTTTATCTGCAACGTCGAGGCAACTGTTGACCATCAAGGCAATATCCTCAAAGAAGATGATCATGATGGTGCAGGGATTACATTCTGTGGGCTTACCCAAAAAGATGATCACTTGCCTGACAATCCTACGCCAGAATGGATAGCTGATACCTACCATGATTATTACTGGTCTGAATCCAGAGCCGATCTCCTGCCCGTAGGCGTGGGTGAGGAAATAGCCAATATTGCTGTCAACGAGGGATACGGAACGGCATTCAAGATTCTCCAAGAATCAATAAATGCCCTTGGTGTCCACATTGCTATTGATGGAAAGATTGGTTCCAATACAGAGCAAGCGGCATTCCAAGAGGATGCTCACCAACTAGCAATCAAGATTGGTCAGTACAATGATCAGCATTACAAAGAAATAGCTGACAGAAGACCTGATTTGCGTAATAATCTCCGAGGCTGGTTGTCCCGTGACCAGCAGATGATCCAAACTTTTGCCTGATGAAATACCAAGATTCCCAATGCTGTAACACTTCTTATGTTGTGCCAACGCCACCAAATCCTTCTCTCCAGATTTGGAATGGGCAGACATTTCTTACGGCTGATGGATCTACCCAAAACCCAATTTCTCTTCCGTATCTTCAGCAAACAAGCACAGCAAATATCCAGTATGTTGTGGGACTTACCGCAACAGGGACATTTGTGTTAGTTCCTATATCTCAAATTATATAATATATAAAAGATGTATGGGGAAACTAACTTTTGTGGGTGTGGTAAAAAATACCCAATAGTACCTGGATCTAACCCATCTCTTGTTACTTGGGATGGGCAGAAGTTTGTAGTTGCAGATGGAACTAAACAACTACCTATAAACCTTCCATATATTCAGCATACTGCTAAATCAAATGCTCCTTATATTTTAACCGCTAATTCACAAGGAGTTTTAAAAAAATTGCTGTATTCTACAAGCATACCAATTAATTACCTTTTAGTTGGTGGTGGTGCATCTGCTGGAGATAGTTATAATGGAACATCTGGAGGTGGAGGTGCTGGTGGTGTTTTATCATCATCATTAAACTTTAAAACTGGAACACCAATAAACATTTCAGTAGGAAAAGGAGGGGTGGTTCCCATTAGTGGATCTGGTCGTTCTGGAAATAATGGTCAAAATTCCACACTTACATATAGTAACGTAACATTAACAGCTATTGGAGGAGGTCGTGGAGGCTCCAATGGAACTGCTTTGAGTGGAGGATCGGGAGGTGGTGGTAATACTGGTCAGTCAGGTGGAGCAGGAACACCAGGCCAAGGATATGCAGGATTAGCTGGAGGTGTTGGAACAGATGGTTCTCCCTATGGTGGTGGTGGTGGTGGTGCTGGTGGTGCTGGAACTGCTGTCCAATATAACGGAAGTGGAAACTGTTTGGGTAGTGCTGGTGGTGCTGGAATTATATCATCTATTACAGGAACATCATTATACTATTCAGTTGGAGGTAGCGGTAATGCAAGTGTTGCAATTCCTGATGAGGGATACACTTCTGTTGCTGTAATACAAACTACTGGTTATGGTGGTTATGGAAGTGGAGGTCAAAGTGCGGCTTATGGATTGGTAAATTTTGTTCCATACACGCCATATGCAGGATTTGATGGTGTATGTATCCTTTCTATTCCTACTCAATATTTTTCTGGAGCATATACAAATGCTACAGTTACCACAAATGGGTCTAACACCATTTTGACTTTTACTGGTAACGGGACATATACTACATAAAGATTGATTTTTAATTCCAATCGAATACACTCATAATTCCCATGCCTTGCTACAACACAGTCCCAATCAGCATAATCCCTCCTACAGCACAGGGAGTTGGGCCGCTTGTATGGCAGAATGGTAGCCAGATTAATAGGTTAAATATCCCCCAAAATCCATCTTTGGTTATTTATGATGGAAGTGTAACTCGGTTTGGAGATGGATCTGCTCAAGCTCCTGTTTACTTGCCAAATATTCAGCAAGTAGATGCCATTGCAATTACTTATAGAATTGGGTTAAATGCTAATGGTCAGATTACAAAGTGCCCTAGCTCCAATTATGGAAACTTTTACGACACAACTACACAAGCAAGTGCTGGAGTCACAACTGCAAATCTTATTAAGATTAACACAACTGATATATCTAATGGGATCTCATTAGGCACGAATGGAAAACTTGTTTTTTCTAATACTGGAGCATATTTGATTAATTTGCTTGGTCAGTTTAAATTTACTGGAGGTGGTACTGGTGGAAATATTACTGTTTGGTACACACTAAATGGTAATCCAGCAAACAATGCTTCATATACTTTTTACTTGCCTACCAGTAATAATTATCAGGTTCTTGCCAATGTTGAAGATATAGTAAACATTAATGCTGGAGATTATATCCAATTTTATTGGTGGAGTGATATAAGTCCTAACGCAAATATTGCATTAACTTATGTTGCCGCTGGAACAAATCCAACAAGACCAGCATCTCCAAGTGTGAATGTTGCTGTGAGCCAACTTAACTAACCAGCACTTGATCTTTTCTTAAAAACCAACTACAAATAAAAAACTATGGCTTGCGGATGTAACAATACTGGATCGGGATACTACGGTGGATGTAATTGCAACAACACCGTTCAATACGCACCATCGGCTTGTAACCCTAATTTCCCCACAACTTGTACAGCTCTTGGTACTGGTGTGATCCAGCGTATAGTTGGTGAGGATTACTCTTCTTGTAAGTACACTGTACCTACTATTTTATCAAATAGCATTCTTACTTACAATCAATCAACTGGAGTTGTAAATTGGGGAGATGGATCTTCAAGTAATCCTATTTTCTTGGGAGGTAGTAACGGTGCTATTTATCCAGCACAAAATATCATTGCTGGTAATTCTTATACCATTGTTTTTGTTGGTACAACTAGCTGGACTTCTATTGGAGCATCCTCAAATACAGTAGGTGTTACATTTACTGCTACAGGAGTGGGATCTGGAACTGGAACTGCTTCTATAGTTTCTTCAAATCAAGTATCATCTACAACAGTTGGGGCAATTCAAGGAACTACTCCTACTGGTCAGCTTGTTGCATTTAAGCCTTCGACATCTTCTGAAACTCAATTTCCTGTTGTATCTCCTAGCGGAACCACAACTTCTTGGGGTACGATTGAGAATATTGTTCCAAATACTGGACTAGTTTATCGAAACAATACAGGAACAGTTGCTCAACTTTCTTCATCCGCTGGAAACATTGTAACATTTGATGCTAATGGAAACCCGATTGCTCAATCTGCTTCTACGATTGTTGGAAATGCTTCAGTTCCATCGGGTGCGGTTCTTCCTTTTGCATACAATGTAACTTCTGGAACTGTTCCCACTGGATGGTTACTTTGTGATGGTTCAACTTATCAAGTTTCAGCTTATCCAACTTTGGGTGCATTGCTTGGAAATACCTATGGAGGAAGCACAGGAACATTTGCTGTTCCAAATCTTTCTGGTTTATTTATTCGTGGTTCTGGAACTCAAACCTTAACAGTTGAAGGTGCAAGTGTAACTTACGCATCTGGATCAATTGGATCTACTCAAGGTGATAAATTCCAAGGACATGAGCATTCTTATGGTGGAACTACAACATCAAATACATTTGCTGGTGGATCTGGTGCTGGATTAACTGGATCTGCTAAAACAACGACCAGCGAGATTACTGATGGAACAAATGGAACTCCTCGTTACGGAACAGAAACTCGTCCTGTAAACCTTGCAATGGTTTACTGCATAAAAATCTAGCCTAAAATGGCACAGGATGGAAGAGTTTACGATGGTTCTACGATAACGATTGGAATGGATGCGGAAACGCATCCGTCAATCCTTCCAGCGGAATATGTTTCATCGTGCGTAAACCGATCCTTTAGACAGGGAGTAAATGCTACTCGACCTCCATTTACGGAAATCCCAATTACGCCAGCATACGGACAAGATCCATCTATCCTTACAGAATTCCAAACTGGAAACTTCCAAGGTGCTTGGCCTTACAAGGCAATCAAATCTGGCTCATTAGATGGGTTTGTAGTTTCAATTGCAGGGACAATATACTTTGTTTCTATCGTTAACAACGTAGGGACTCTTTACAAACTCATTGATGGAAATGATCCAACCATGATGCATACATGGTTTGTTCAAGCTGAAGATTGGATGTATATCCAAAACGGATACCAAGATCCTATTGCGTGGTCTGGAGATATATCTGGTGTGCCAACAAATCTCCAAGCACAAGGAAATGGATCTACGACTATTAATTTAACTTGGACGGAAAATGCTCCAGGTGCCGCTTCAAACGAAATTCAAGTCCAATCTGGTAGCACAATATTTAGCACCATTGCCATAGTTTCGTATGGACAAGTTGGATATAGTTTTTCTGCTGTTAATTCAACCACTCAATACGAATTCCAAGTTCGTAGCGTATTTCCAGATGGTTCATCTACTCCTTGGTCAAACATTGCTACAACTACCGCTGGCAATACAACGATCACAGCGGCACAACCAAATACAATATTTAGACTTAACCCTGTTAAGCAACAGATGCCGATTGGAACAATCATGGCATATGCCTACGGGCGTGTAGCAGTGAGTGATGCCAACAACAACATCTACATTTCTGACATCATCTACGGAAACGGATTCACAACGACATCCAATACCCAAAACTTTACCGAGCAAACTTATTGGCAAGAAGGTGGTTCATTTACTCCCCCTGCTAATCTTGGATTGATTACAGGCATGAGGATCATGCCATCCCTCAACATCAATGTGCGTGGTCAAGGTGAGCTTGTAGTATTCTGTGAGAACGGATCATTTACTCTTGATCTCTCCCAAGATCGCACAACATGGCAAGCCAACAACATCCAGAAGGTTTCTTTGATTGGTCGTGGTTGCAGATCCCCTTGGAGCATTACTGGAGTTAACAACGATGTCTATTTCCGTTGTGATGATGGATGGGCTTTCTACAACAATGCTCAAGTAGATTTCTATGAGGCTCTTTCCTTCCGTAAAATCTCCCGTGAAGTTCAGCCTTGGGTAAACTATGATACTCCTTGGTTGAGGCAATTTGAGAGTGCGATGTTCTTTGATAATCGACTTATAGCAACTGTATCTCCTTTCACTGTTTCTACTGCTGATCCATCTGTTTGTGGATTGCATCGTCCTAGCAGGGCAATGATTGTCCTAGACGTTGAACAAGAAAGCAGGATCTCTCCAGATGCATCCATGCCTACACGATGGAATGGTCTATGGGAAGGCCCACAACCTACTCAACTATCCACAGCCCAAATCAATGGTGTCCAACGTGGGTTCGCTTTCTCATTTGATGCTGACAATATCAATCGTCTTTACGAGCTTCAGAGCAGTAGCTCGTTACTCACTGGCGTAGATGATTACTCCGTCCAGTACGGAAGTGTCCCAATTGGTTCGTATTTTATTACCAAGAGATATGATTTTACGCCAAACCCAGGTGCATCAAAGTTCGTGCGTAAGCAACTTGCTGGTGGTGAAGTCTGGATCTCCAATCTCAAAGAAGCCGTTACTGTGGCTTGTGAATATCGTCCAGATTCCTATGCTTGCTTCTTTACTCTATCTCAACCAATAACAGTTGGTCTGGATGAATGTACGCCTATCACGGTTGGATGTGTTCCAGCAGTATCTCAACCTCGCTATCAGCAGTTGAAGTTCCCATCTCCTGACATTAATGATTGCGAAACATTCGGTCAGATTTCTCCACAAGAAGGAGCCGAGTTCCAATTCAAGATAGACATTACAGGAGCTTGCATTGTGGATAGGGTTCGTCTCTCTGGAATCTTCAATGACTCATTGGATCTCCCTGCTGGAGATTGTCCTGATACTTTCTATAACGATCCAGAACCAGTGCAATGCCCTTGCCAACCTGATCTTGATTACTATCGTATCGTTCCCCTTCCAACTGCCATATCTTCTGTCTCTGGATAAAAGGATTGCTAATTACTTAAAATAAGGTTACAACTCAAATAATTATGCAGAACCAGAGTTCTCCAGCACAACTGCTTTTCCCAACTGTCCCTAACAACTATTGTCCAGAGGGAACTTGGAGCGATATTCTCAATAGCTTTATCCAGTTGTATCTAAATAATGGTACGGTAAATATCCCTGGTCTTGGGCAAGTTACTCCTGCACAGATTGCTACGATCAATCAGAATATCCAAAATCTCCAGAATGAGTACAATGCTTTGGCTGTTAATGTTCAAAGTGGAACAATTTTATCTCCGACTTCTGGATTAAATATTGTTACTTTTGCAACTGCAATGCCAAATACAAGTTACATTATTACAGCTTATTTTGTGAGTGCATCAGGAACTACTACTGCTCCTGCTAATTCTTGGTCTATTATTGATGGTAGCCAAACAACTACTGGCTTCCAAATTGTTCTTCCAACTGTTACAAATTACACAAAAGTAAACTGGTCAGTTCAATCTATCGCATCAACCTAACTAAACTAAAAACAAACTAAACATATGGCTAAAGACATCAACAGGGCAACAGAGCCTAAACTTCAGAGCGAAGGATTCTCTACTCGTGGAACCGTTAAGGAAAACATGAGCAACAATCCTCGTGGCAATGAGTTCAGCGGAATCTTCTACGCTGGCAAACTCCAGCCCGAACCCACTTCCCCAGGTCGTGGTTCTTCCAAGAAGTAATATGGCTGGCGAACAATACACATACGACAACACCGAAAGGGGCATTGTCTCCGATCATGCTACCCCTCAACCTATGCAGAGGGTGCAGATCAAGGGAGATATTCCTACCATTCGTGCGTACAAGGACGCTCGTACAGCTCGTATCAAGTCCATTGGTGAGTCCAACCAGAGAGCATTCTCTGTAGGTGGGCCAGCTAATGAGACTGCTATGGGTAAGGGTACTTCCTTTAATAGCGATTTTCTCTAATGGCATCTAGTTCTGGTATATATTGTTTCCGTAATACAAAAAACGGGAAAAGATATATTGGGCAAAGTGTCGTTATGTTTGATCGAAAAACACATCATATTTGGAATCTTAATAGAAAATTAAACAAAAATAGACATTTTCAAAACGCTTGGAATCAAGATGGTGAAGATTCATTTGAGTTTTCTGTTCTTGAATTCTGTCCAGAAGAAATTCTCAATTGGAGAGAAGTAGAATGGATTGAAAAATTCAAAACTATGGATCGAAAATTTGGATACAATCTTTTGGGCGGTGGAAATAAGAACCAAATCGTTTCTGAAGAGACAAAACAAAAGCTTTCTAAATCTTCAAAAGGAAAAATACATTCTGCACAAACAAAAGAAAAAATGTCATTTAACCAAAATGGTCATAAGAACTCTTTTTTTGGTAAAAGTCATTCTTTAGAAAGCAGAAATAAAATGTCTCAATCTAGAAAGGGAAAGAAAAAATCTATTACGCATCTTGAGAATATGAAAAAATCAATAAGGTTGGCTTATGCTCTTCAAAAATTCTATTGTGCATAATATGAAAACAGCAAAGCTCCCTAAAATCGGGGCGATGAGGAGCAAAATGCTCAAGGTCAAGCAATCTCCGTCAATCAAACTGACGGATGTGAAGACCACTACTGGCCCAAAACGTCCTATGACTCGCTCCCTAGTGGGTCATCCGATAACCCGTGGAGAAATGATCTAATGCTATTTGACGTTGCATACACACTGAACGCTATCCGTCCCTATGCAGGGAATAGTGGTACTTGCAATCAAGCGGTACAGCTTCAGTACATGAACAAGGCTCGTAGTCTGCTTTGGAACAAAACCGATAGCGATGCCACTTGTGATTATGTATGCATCAAATGCGTCAATCAGCTATTGACTTTACCTAGCATCTACAAGCAAGTGAGGCTTGCGTGGATAGATGGAAATCCAGTTTCATTAGGTTCAGAATGGTATCAGAGCATCCCCCAAGATTCATGGGGTGATGCCGCCAGTGGTGGTTACGGAAATGGTTGGGGACAAGGGTATGCATGGAATGGTGGAAACAAGAAGTTTATCGAAGTGGGAGGCAAGCACGTTACCTTCCAGAACTATGATATTGCTCCTTATCAGCTTGCAGTAGAAGCCGAGTCTCCCCTTGATGCAGGAAAGCAGATTACTTTCTTTGGTGAGGATGCATATGGCACACGCATCAGCGAGACGATCACTATCGGAATTGCTCCATCGTTTGCTTACTCCGTTAATTTCTTCAAGACTGTCTTTGCTTGCACGAAGTCACAGACTGCTGGACGCATTAGATTGTACTCATGGGACGTAGATAATAGTGCAAGGATGTTGCTATCGGTTTACCAACCCTACGACATCAACCCATCTTTCCGTAGATACTTCATCCAAGGTAAGGTGAGGGATTCAGTAATTCTTTATTGTAAGAAAAATTATTACGATCTTACCGATCTCAATGAGCAAGTAGAATTTACTCCAGAAGCAATGATCTCTGCTGTCATGGCAGTTGTCTATCGTGAGAACAAGGGTAGTGATCAGCTTTACAATGTTTCCCTCCAGAACGCTATCTTTGAAGTCAACAGGGAGACTGCTGACAGAGAAGAACCTACTGGTAGTGCCATTAGGCAATTCCAAAACAACATGATGCTTAATGCTTTGATTCCTACATATGCGTGGGATGATGGTGCGGCATGGCCTTATTGATTTAATTCTAAATATCTAATATAAAAAGCATATGGCATTTTCTGGATCAGGAACAGCAACAGGAGCATTAGGTGGAGCCGCATCAGGAGCAATGATCGGCTCTGTAGTTCCTGGTATTGGAACTGCAATTGGTGCAGGAGTAGGAGCATTGGTTGGTGGTCTTGGAGGATCTGGAGTACTTGGAGGAGGTGGATCTTCTTCTGCTCCTTCTTTTAATCCTCAACAAGCACTGGCATTAGAGCAACAGCAGTATGCTCAAATGGCTCCTCAAGCCCAAGGATTTGCTTCCAATCTTTTCAATCAAGCCGCACAGGAAGGACAGCAGTTTGCTAGTCAAGGAACGCAACAACAGATCAATCTCCAGAACAGGGTTACACCTGGATCTTCTGCACAAAGGGAAGAAGCACTCCGTCAAATTAATTCCTACATCCAAGGTCAAATTCCTCTTGATGTTCAGCAGAATATCAATCGTCAGGTAGCACAGAACCTTGGCGGTGGATTCAATCTTTTCTCTGGTGGTGGACAAGCTCCTGCTAATTTCGCTCGTAACATTGGTCAGACTAGCCTTGGTCTTTCCCAATATGGATTGAGTGCTGCACCTACATGGCAACAGCTTGCCAACACAATGGTTGTTTCTCCAACCGTGGGATTAGCCGCTGGACTCCAAGCTGGAGGATTGGGAACACAACTTGCAGGGTATGCCGCTGGACAAGGAAACCAACTAGCGGAAAGCCAGTATCAAGGAGCATTTAACCAATATCAAGGTCAGCAGTTGCAGAACCAAATGCAAAACCAGATGGGACTTGGATTAGGTCAGCTTGGATTGCAGACATATTCAGCAATGAATAAAGGGAATTATCTTAACTCTTTGAATCCTACAACCGCTGGGGCACAAGCTACTCTTGGAGGCATCCCTGCCGCCACATCAAATCTTGGATCTCTTGCATCTCAATATGGAACTCCAGTTGGTGCATCTGCTAGTATGCCTGGAACAGCAGGATTTAGTAATTTTATGACTGCTGGAGGATGGGATTAATCATTAAATCATATGCCAATCGGATACGCAAATTTCTCTACAATAGAACAAGCTAACAATCAGACTGTTAATCAGCTTGTTGGTCTTGGTCAACAGATTGGTAACGCTATTGAGACTCATGCCGCTACACAATCGGCTCAAGCAATGTTGCCTATGCTCCAGCAACAATACCAAACTGGAATGGGAAAGATTGCCGCTGGAGATCCTAATGGTCTTGGTGATGTCTATTCTGCCAGCGTTGTAGCATCACAGAATCCTTTGCTTGCTCCTATGGCTAATCATGCCGTTAATATGGCACAATCTGCCAACATCAACGCACAGCATATGTTGAGAACTCAAGCAATGATCCAAGGTGCGTATGCTAGGTCTCAAATGGCTCACCCTGGTTCATTCAATGAACAAGGACAATATATTCCTGCCGCACCTCAAGCAAAACCAATTACGGGAACTGCCCTAGCAAATCAAACTCTGAAATATAGAAACGCGACTGCTGGTCTTTATAACCAAAACAAATCAGGATTAGAGGATTTTCTTACTGGAAAAGATTCGGATAATGCTTCAAACTTTGTTCAAGCTATTAATTTGTATCAAGCCGCAAAACAAGACGCTCCAGGATTTGTTGATCCTAATTTTGAGAATGCTCTTGCGGCTAAAAGGGCAATTCAAGCTGGTCGTGATCCAGCATTAGTAATGAAAAAACTTAAAACACTTACCACCCCTAGTGCTAAACCATCTACTGCTCCAGCACCAAATCCTGCCGTTACACCACAGCCTGGGGTTGGAATGATTCCTGCCGCATCTGGTGGAATGACAGAAGCGGAGCCAGAAGAAACAGAGTCACCAGAAGATAACGCATCAATAAGCTAGGTCATGGACGATCCCTTTGCCGATATTCCTATGGTGGGAAAAGGGCAAGCTGGTTCTGTACCAACTGCCCCTTCTGATGATATTCCCCTTGGCCCAAATGGAGAGACATTGAATTTACCTCCTAATACTGGTGCAACAAATGTATATGGTGGATTGATTGCACCACAGAATAATACACAAACAAAATCATCTGTATCGGATGATCCATTTGCCGATATTCCTATGCTTGGGAAAGCTACGGCATCTGCCACACCTAAATCAAAGATTGAATTAGAAAAAGATAATCCATTTTTTGATGTAGCTGAAGTTGGAGCAACTCCAACAGAATTGCCTTGGTATAAAAATTTGCCACTATCTGCCGCCGCACAGACCGCCGCTAGTGCAATCCAAACTGCTGGTGGATTTGAGAGAGCAGGAGCCGCACCAGTAACAGATATATCTGGAATCAATGCCCCCTTCCAGCGTGGTGCAACTACTCAAGAAGCTACATCTGCTTTTGATAAAGCAATTGCTGATAGGCAAGCATCCTTGGATGCCATTCAAGGGATTGTTAAGAAGCAAGGATTTTCTACTGCTGAATATGGAAATCAGATTAACGATCTCCAAAGGGAAATTGGTGATCTGCAAGCACAGAAAGAGCAAACGCTTAAACTTCCTCAATACGCTTCTGATACCCAACAGCAAGAATTAATACAGCAAAGGCAACAGCTTGGGAAAAATGCAAGTGCATTAAGCGAACAAGCCGCTGGAATGTTTCCTGCTCTTGGAGTATCTCAACAAGATACATCTATTGCCGCACAATTAGGTCGAGGAGTTGGTGGAATTATTGGATTAGCTCCTGCGATGGCAACTGGCCCATTAGCATTACCAGCAATGGTAGTGATGGGAGGAAGTCAAGCATACGGCGAGGGATATGATGCAAAGGTACAAGAACTTAAACAACAAGGTGTAACTGATCCTAAACAATTAGATGAAGCTGGTCATAAAGCTGGAAGTCAAGCGGCTGTATCTTCTGTTCCTGCACTTGCCGCATATACTATTGGAGGTGAATTAACTACCGCCGCAACGAGTGCTTTGCTTAAAGGTGCATCTCCTTTAGTAAAGGGATTAGTTGGTGGAACCGCCGCCGCTGGTGTAAACCTTGGAGTATCTGGTGGATTGAGGGCGGCACAAGGACAGTCATTTTTACCAAATGTTGAACAAGCGGTTCCTGATATTTTGTTTGGTGCTGTTCATGGATTAGGAGCTGGATTGGAAGCTAGAGCAGAAGCAAAGAAGGCCGCTGATGCTCAACTTGGTGGCACTACTCCAGAGGTTGCTCCGTCTTCTAATCCTTTGGTTAATGAAAAAGAGGCACAGATTACAGCTAATGCTGATCAATTACATGAGACTCCTTCCCCTGTAATCAATCTTCCTGCCGCAACGCCAGAGGAGTTGGCTAAATCTGGAGAGACTCCGATTACTCCTGCCGCTGAAGCTCCAGCTCCTATAGATAACTCTCAAAAAATACTAGACCTTGCTTCACAGCAATTTGAGCTTGATCCGAATTCAGATGAGTACAAATCAATTCAGCAACAGATTGATGAATTACAGAAACCAGCAGAAGCTCCCGTAGTTGAAGAAAAGCCGAAAGATTTATTAGCTAATTCGATTGTCCATACCGTTAGAAATAATGAAGATATTCCTAATATAATTAATAATGGATTAAGGATTGGATCAAATATAACAATAAATCCATCAGAACCAAATCAGTCTTTTGGAGGACAAACTGTTACTCTTGTATTTGATAAACCAAATGTTTCTTTTGAATCAAAGGGATACAATCCAAACGATGGAATTGTAACAGAAAGAAATCCTACAAAGCCTAAAGCCGCATTAATTGATTCTGAAGCAATAAACTTATTAACAAGTGAATCGCTAAATCCAGAAAAGATTAATAATGAGCTTACTGATCTTTATAATCAGCTCGATGAAGAAAGAAAAACATCTGCATCTGATCCAAATGTTAAAAAAAATGTTTATGGAAGGACTGCAAAAGAATCAGAATTAGAAAGGAAGATTGATGAAAAAAACAATCAACTTCAAGAAGCCAATGATTACATAGATCAAAATCCAGGAGCAAAAGAAAAACCAGGAATATCTAGAAATGAGGCAATAACAGAATTAACAAAACATATTCCAAAAGATATTCCTGTTTATTCTTATGATCTTTCTGAAAAAGAAACACCAACAAATCTTAAATTAGAAAAACCAACCGAAAAAACATATGAGTCCGTTCAGAAGCAAGGCACAGGAGAAGTGGGCATTCGCAACGCACCAACCGTGGGCGAAGGAGTGGGCCGAGAAAACGAAGCAGAAGTCCCTTCCAAAGAAGGTGAAGAAAAACCCAAAGAAGAAGTAACAACTCCAACAATTGAAACCACGGGAGAAGGTCAGCTATTTAAGAATGATCAACTCCCATTCAATCTTGCTGGAGAGGTTCTTCCAGAGGAACCAAAGCCATTAACTATTGGCACAGAGGAAGAACAACAGCTTCCTATGGGCGAAGCTCCCAAACCAGCGGAGCCAGAGAAGCCTGTAAATCCATATCGTGAAGTAGAAAAGAAATACTACACGACAATCAAATCCCATTCGGAACTTGCGGATGAGGTTGAGAAAGTAGCAAATAAGGAAAAGAATAAATTCCTTAAAGAATCCGTTCAAAAATATCGTGACGCACTTTCTATTGGTGCTGACATGGAGCCAGAGGTTGAGAAACTTTTAAGCGATCTTGAGAGAGAAGGGAATTATCACGACCAAGGAATCAAGCCTAGTGATCGTGGGCTACCTAAAGGTCAATATAAGAAACCCCAATTCTTTGGAGGGAAACATGGTGATGAAATTATTCGTTATCTCCAAGAGAACAAAATCCTTTCTAAATTCTTTTGGAAGAAAGAAATTACCAACAGAGGGGAAAGTTTAACTGGAAGGGGAGAATATGATGGTGTTCCAGAGATACCCAAAAAACACGCTGAAACTATTTATGGAAAGAATGGAGCAGGACAAAAAATAGATGATGCTTTAACGGGTTTGCATGAAGCAGGGTTGGCATTGCATTTAGAAACTCCAGATGATCTTTGGAATTATATTAAAGAAGCATCAGATTCTTCATTAAAAGAAGAAGAGGAAACAAAAAAACAAAATGATGCTGAAAAGAGAATCCGTGAAGCTAACGAAAGATTAAGAAAACTTGAGTCAGATCCAGAAAAACTTGCGGATGCAATGAACCAGGATCTCAAGGATTACTTTGATGCCAGGAGGGGTAAATATAAAGGTGATGCCGCATTCTTTGAGTTCCCTGATTCTGTAAAGAAAGCTGTTACTGATTTTAGTAATGCTGTTTACAAGGCTGGAATGAGTTTTGGTGATTGGTCAAAGACCATGATTTCAAGACTGGGTGAGGGTGTTCGTGATTACCTACGCCAGATTTGGAAAGCCGCCAAAGATTACAACGAGAAACTTGGACGCTCTGGTGGAATTGGTCGTAATCCTAAAATGGATGAAGCTGAATTAAGAAGGAAAGCTGAAGAGGCTAAATATGGCCCAAAGCCTCCTAGCGAAAGAGAAACATACGCTAAAGGACTTGCGGCACACTTGACCAAGGTTTTAGGAAGAGAACCGACTCAAGAAGAATTATCAAAGCAAGTAGAGAAGAAATTCGGCAAATCTCCTGTTCCTGCTCCTGTTGCTGGAGGGGAAGGGGAGAAAATTTCAATCAGAACAAAAGATCAAGAAGATCAACAACGCCGAGGAATCTTGACTAGCGTTGTCCCTGCTGGAGAGGGAACATCTATTGCTGGAATTACGGAAATCGGTAATGCAAACTTGCGTTCTGGAGCAGATCCATTTGATGCCCTAGCAAAAGCTAGACAAGGTGATTTTAATTCACTCGCAACAGCTAAAGCATATGTTCAAGGATTAGCGAAAAAGGTTAGCGAAGCACTGAAGAAATATGGCCCAAATTCTCCAGAGTACAAAGATTTGGCAAAGCAATACCAAGATTACTATGAGGGATTGCGTGAAGCTGGAACCGTTGCTTCAGATATTTTAAGGACATTCCAGGGTGAGACTGATCTTTCCGATGCCGCCGATATTGCCCGTGAATACACCAAGATTACTGGAGAAGAGCCTTCTTTATCTCAACATGATCAAATTAGAAAAGTTGCAGATAAGGTTAATAAAACAGTTGAAGAGTCAAATCAAGCACAGCAACAGCATAGAGATACGATGGATGCTGGACTTGCCGATGTTGAAGTAAAGACTCCTGTATCTGTTGATGAATCTCGCCAGCAAGTTGCTGATTTATCTGATGCATCTGGAGCAAAACAAAAAGCTGAAATTGATCGTCTTAATCAAGAGAATGAAAAGATCAAAAGAGATTTAGAAGAAGTAAAGCAAGCTCAAGGTCAGACCGCTGAAGAGTTGAAGGCTTATTATGAGGCCAAGATTAAGGATCTTGAGAATCAGCAA